TGGTAAGTATCCAACTCGTGTAGTAAATGCAGTTAAAGACTACAGAAAAAAAATTGAAAAAAAGTGAAAATAATTGTTTACCTTATTTCAAAAATGATGTATAATATAAGGGTAACCAATGAGGAGTTTAGTTATGAAAATTGAATATTTTACAATCACTGCAACAATGGAAAATGGTGACAAGTGGGAAACTCGTCGTCATACTCGTGAAGGTCTGACTGCTGTTATCGACAGCATTTGGAAGGATGATAAAGTTGCATCATTCACAGTTGTTGAAAAGGTAGCAGCATAATGAATAAGTCTACTGAAATTATTTGCGCAATCCTGACGACTGTTTTCTTTTCGTTTATTCTTGGTTATTCATTAGTGGCATAAGGAGTTATATAATGGCACATATGGTTGAAACAATGGCATACGCAGGTGAAGTTCCATGGCACGGTCTTGGAGTTCCTGTATCAAATGATCTGACACCAGCACAGATGATGGATAAGGCTGGCTTGAACTGGCGTGTAGATGAGATTGATTGTTATATCAAGACTCGCAATGGTGAAGTTAAGACTGGTCAGAAAGCTCTCGTTCGTAGTACTGACGACAAGATCCTGACTACAGTTGGTGAGAACTGGAAGCCATGTCAGAATTCAGATGCATTCGAGTTCTTCTCAGAATATGTTATGGCTGGTGATATGGAAATGCACACAGCTGGTTCACTGAAAGGTGGACAGATGGTTTGGGCTTTGGCTAAGATCAAGGATTCATTTGATCTGTTCAAAGGTGATCAGGTTGATTCATATCTTCTGTTCTCTAACCCACATCAGTATGGTAAGTCTATTGATGTTCGCTTTACACCAATCCGTGTTGTATGTAATAATACACTGACTCTGTCTCTTGACCAGACTGTTGAGAAGTCAGTTAAGGTTGGACATAAGTCTGAGTTTGATCCATCTTCTGTAAAAGAGGCTCTGGGTATTGCAACTCAGAAAATGAATACATATAAGGAATGTGCTCAGTTCTTAGGCTCTAAGCGTTATACACCAGATAACGTAATCGAGTTCTTCAATGATGTGTTTCCACGTACAGCTGATAAGCGTGTACGCGATAAGGCACTTTCTGTTGATACTCTTTCACGTAATGCTAAGTTGTGCTATGACGTTCTTGAAACACAGCCTGGAGCTGAGTATGCGGAAGGTTCATGGTGGCAGGCATTCAATGCTGTCACGTTTGTAACTGACCATGTACAAGGTCGTAACGCTGACAATCGTTTGTATTCAAACTGGTTTGGTACTAATGAGATTCGTAAGCGTAGTGCAATCAACAAAGCAGTCGAATATGCGGAGGCAGCATAATGAAAAAGATATTATTTACATTTGCAATGGCGATGGCAATGTCATCGCCAGCATTTGCAGCTAATGTGCAGGACCATTATAAGAGTGTGATTGTTCAGAAGCCATACAGTGTACAAGTATGCACAGAAGGTAATGGTAAGTCTGATCTAAGTAACTTCTTAGAAGGTGCAATCGTCGGAGGTGCTATTGGTAACAACATCCCTGGAGAAAAGGGCGGTGGTGCAATAGGAGCTTTTATTGGTGGTGTTCTAAACGCAGAACAGAATAAGGCACCGCAGTGTAGAATGGAAACGCGTTATGAAGAAGAACGTAAAGAAATGTATTCTCATAGCACAGTGACTTTTACACATGAGGGTCGTTCATATACAGTAAGGTTTAATAAATGAGAAGTGTAAATCGTGATGTCAAGGCTATGTCTCTTGGCCTTGATCTTGTTAATCAAGAGATTAACTATTATGAAAAGATGCGATCAACGGATCGGTCTGTGAAGAAGAGACTTGAACGATTACGTGCAGCTCGTCAGCACCTGATCGAAAATCCAAAAGATTCCCAGAAACTGATTGATAGGTTAAACTAATGAAAGCACATAAACCTGATATGGTTGCTGCTTGGGCTCGAGAGAATAAGATTGAAGGCTTTGAGCAGTATGATCCAAAATGGCAAGAGAAGCACAGATATCGTGAAATGAAACGCAGGCAGAAGCAAGAAGAAAAGAAACAATATCAAAATGTTTAATAAAACTTTAATATTTGTTTCTGCCTTTTTATAGTATATAATAGTGAGCAGACGTTGAGACCTGCTCATTACTTTTAACCGGAAGGATATCCAAATGAGAACTTTACTCTTAGCAACAGCCGCTGTGTTGTTGGCCTCAACTGCAACAGCACGCGAACATATTTCAATCGCAGGATCGTCAACGGTCCTACCATTTGCAACAATTATTGCAGAACAGTTTGGTAACAATCCAAACAACAAAACACCAGTAGTGGAATCAGGTGGTTCTTCATACGGAAAGAAAAGTGTGTGTCAAGGTATCGGTACAGAGTTTATCGATATTGGTAATGCATCATCTCGTATGAAAGAAAAAGAACTACATTTCTGTCACAAGAACGGTGTAGACCTAACTGAAATCAAAGTTGGTTACGATGGTATCGTGTTGGCTCATTCACATGATGGCACACCACTGAATATCACTCGTGCTCAACTTGGTATGGCACTGACTGCTGAAATCCCTCAAGCAGACGGTACATGGATTCCCAATCCATACAAGAACTGGTCAGACATCGATGCTTCATTACCTAATATTCCAATCAGAGTAATGGGACCACCTACCACTTCTGGTACTCGTGCATCATTCGTAGAAATGGTGAATCAGAAGGGATACTGTGCAAAAGATCCTGTTGCAAAAGCAGCATCTGCAGCACGTGGCGATAAGAAAGGCAAGAAGTGTCGTGCAATGCGAACAGATGGTGCCTACATCGAAGCAGGTGAACAAGACAACCTGATTGTTCAGAAACTATCCGAGGATAAAAACACCTATGGTATATTCGGTTTTTCATATCTTGATCAAAACTCGGACACAATTATGGGTGCACTAATTGATGGTGTAGAACCTACATTCGAAAATATTGCGGATGGTTCTTATCCAGTATCTCGTTACCTTTGGTTCTACATCAAACATGCTCATGTGAAGATGGTACCAGGACTGAAAGGTTACATGATGGAATGGACTAAGCATTGGGGTGAGGATGGTATCCTTGCTGATGCTGGTATGATTCCAATGTCAGAAGAAGAACGTGCTAAGTATAAAGCCGCTATGGAAAATCTTCCGAAGATGTAAAGATCTCTACAATGCCAAGAAAAAGGGGGCTTTGGTCCCCTTTTTTAGTTGCTAAAAGATTATAAATAGGAGGAGTATAACTTACCTACGAGAAAAACATGCTTAGATTTAAAAAATATTTATTAGAGAAAGCTAAACAAATGGTCAGTCCTTTTAATCCTTTGACTATTCCTGATTTACGTAAAGATGAAAATAGAGTGTTAACTTTTTTGAAAAAAGTAAAGGATGGTGAAGAGTTTGCAACAACAGGATCAGCAAACGTAACTATTGATAAGTCTCAGTATGATGCAATACAAAGGTTTATGCAATCTGACGGTGGAAAGTTCCCAACACGTGGAACAAAGATGGAAGTTAATACATCAAGAGGTAAGCTAACAATTCCAAAAGATTTCTTAAAGACTGGTGAATTTGGTGGTAAGGGTCAAGGTTCTGGCACTGCAGCTGAAACACTAGCAATGAATCACTTCAATGAAAATCTCAATAAAATACTACAGCGTGAAGGTGTTCCTCAAATCAAACTCAGAATAAACAACAGAATTGTTATGTGTGCACAGATGGTAAAAACAGAAGGTAAGTATCAAGGATACGAACCTAAATCTGATATGACCATAACAGACGATGATGGTAATCCAGTTGCATATATTTCACATAAAGCTGGTACTAGTGCTAAGAGCTATCAACAGTATGGTGGCTTGTCAGATAAAGCTCTACCTCCAAAATATAGAAACAATCGAATTGTAAAGAAGTTTATGCAGGATGTTCTGAAAGAAAGACCTCAGGGATTAAAAAGCGGAGATAGTTTTTATAGACCGTTGACTGATAACAATTTAGTGCGTATGATGATGTATGGACCAGAACATGGAGGAGTTCCAGGTATTTCAAACGTAGATGAGTTCCATCTAGGAAATATGAATCTGGTTGGTAGAGGTGAAGGTCCATATACAATTAATTCTATTCACAAAGGTACAAATGGAGATATTCCAACAGGAGATTATTCAGCAGTATTGTTTATTCGTTACCAAGCTCGTCGTGGTGATGCAAGAGCTGGCGGTGAAGTTGTTAAGAATGCTCGTGTTGGTGTATTCCCGTTAGCAAAGATATCAAGAACTACAAAGAAGATATAAATGACAGTTAATCAGTACATAGATCATGACGGTATCGCTATTGCATCAGGACGTGCGGTAAAGTATTCACATATCAACAAGTTTGGTTATAATCCTGCGCTGGGCAACTCATACGAAACGATTCATGATGCTGGAGGCATATACAGTTATATTTCTACAGCAGGAACCGCAAGTGTAGCAGGTGCTTCTGATTCAGGTGCTGTAATTGAAGTGCAAGGTCTAGATGCTGGTTATAACGCAGCAAAAGAAAATATCACGGTTGGTTCTACTGGATCGATAAACTTTATTCGAGTGTTTCGTGCAAGGGTTGTATCTGTCACCAGTGGAACTACTAATGATGGTAATATCACAATTACTGTTGATAGTGCGGTTCGTGCAACGATCCTAGCAGGTAATGGTCAAACACTGATGGCGGTATATACAGTTCCAAAAGGTAAGCGCGGATATTTAATCAAGTTTCAGGGATCTATTGATAAGAGTACTGATTGCATCTATAAATTATTTGCGAGACCTGTAGACGACGGTGCATTTAACTTGAAAGGGCAGTTCGGTACATTTGGTACTCCTATTACCTATGACTATCCGATCCCTCTCGAGTTTAATGAAAAGACAGACATAGAGATACGAGCAAAGGCAGGATCAACTGCTGGTGGTGGAGCAATCTTTGATATAGTACTGGTGGATAAGTAATGCAGTTTCAAGATTTTATTACAGAACAAAAGAACACTCATATGACACACATAGAGGATAAAGTCATTTATGGTGGTGTCGATGGAACACGACAAGCGATAATGGCACTAAGATCGTTACGCGATATGTTAGGAGGAGTGCATGATGGTAGAGTATCTGTTAAGTGGGATGGTGCTCCTGCTGTGTTTGCTGGCACTGATCCTCGGGATGGTAGATTCTTCGTGGCGAAGAAGGGGATCTTTAACAAGTCTCCCAAAGTATACAAGACTGATGCTGATATTGATGATGACACTTCTGGCGATCTCAATGCTAAACTTAAACTTGCTCTTAAACACTTAGCGGATATAGGAATCAAAGGAGTAATACAAGGTGATTTTCTATTTGATTCATCAGACGTTAAAACTCAAAAGATTAAGGGACAGTCATACGTCACCTTTCACCCTAATACGATCCTATATGCAATACCGGCAGGCACAGAGATGGCCCAGCAAGTACAACAAGCAAAAATGGGAATCGTCTGGCACACGACATACACAGGCAGATCATTTGAATCTATGAAAGCCTCATATGGTGTTGATGTGACCAAACTTACAAAAACTCGTGATGTCTTTATGCAAGATGCTATGCTACGTGATATGACAAACATAACAATGTCAAAAGCAGATACGGAGGAAGTAAATGGATACTTATCTCAAGCAGGCAAAATCTTTAATCAAATCAGCGGTACAACACTTCGTCAGTTGGAAGCCAATCAACAACTTGCACAAACAATTGAAACGTATAACAACACGTTTGTGCGCAGGGGTGAAGTCATTGGTAACACGCGTGCGCACACTGCTGGGTTGATTAGATACATCAAACAGAAGTATCAAAAAGAAATAGATAAACGCACAACAGAGAGAGGCAAAGCTGCACAACAAAAGAAACTAGATGAGCTGATGTCTTTCTTTTCAAATCAAAATAGGGCATCCTTAATAAGGATGTTTGATCTACAAAAGGCCTTAGTCCTGGCCAAATTAAAACTTATAAATATACTTAATAAGTTACACAACACGAAGACTTTTCTGAAAACTAGAAATGGTTTTAAGGTAACAGGTCAAGAAGGTTATGTGGCTATTGATACACTTGGTGGTGATGCAGTGAAAATTGTTGACCGTATGGAATTCTCATATGCCAACTTTTCGCCAGATATATTAAAGGGATGGGATAAACCGGGAAGGAACTAAGATGGCAAAACCATTGTCATTTAAAGATATGATGTCAGGTGACTATCGTCCAGGAGAGGACGAGCTAACACAGTATCGTGCATACAAACGGAGACGTGCTCATACAGAAGACGCAGATCCAGATGTAGATGAAGCCTTAACCATGCAGCAACGTATTGCTCGTGGTCGGTTGTTCAAAAGATTGAAATCTAAGATCAAGCGTGGACGTGAACGTGCAAAGCGTCGCATGGCTAATAAAGATACTATCGAGAGGCGAGCACAGAAGCAAGCTCGCAATGCTATCCTAAAAAAGATCACCAAAGGTATTCCTAAAGGAGAACTCACTTTTGCGAGACGCCAAGAGCTTGAGAAGCGCTTGGATAAACCTGTGATGCAAAAACGCATAGCTATGCTTAAGCGTAAGTTGATTAAAGATGTACGCAAAAAAGAGATTGAAAGGAAAAAGGGGTGATTAACTCTTTTAAGAGTTATCTTGTTGAAGAAGAAAAGACAGTTTATTTTACCTTTGGTAGAATGAACCCGCCTACTATTGGTCATGAAAAACTCTTAGATGTTATGGCTAGGAAGGCTGGTAAACATCCATATAAGGTTTATCTGTCTCAGTCACAAGATGCAAAAAAGAATCCATTAGATTATCAAAGTAAAGTAAAAGCTGCTCGTAAAATGTTTCCACGTCATGCTCGTCAGATAATGATTGACCGTGGAATCAAAAATGTATTTGATATTGCAGCAAAGCTATACAATGAAGGATACAAGAACATTGCAATGGTTGTAGGTTCAGATCGTGTCCGTGAATTTGATATTTTGTTACGGAAGTACAACGGCCAGAAGGCTAAGCATGGCTTTTACAACTTCCAAAAGATTACAGTCATATCTGCTGGTGATAGAGATCCAGATGCAGAAGGTGCAGAAGGTATGTCAGCTTCTAAGATGAGAGCTGCTGCATCCAATGGTGACTTCTCACAGTTTGCTCAAGGCTTACCAAAGTCTATGAGTAATGTAGAAGCCAAGAAGATGTACAACACAATTCGTTCTGCAATGGGATTGAAAGAACAAAAACAGTTTAAGAACAAAGTTACATTTGAACCAATCAACAACTTGCGTGAATCCTATATGGATGGTAAATTGTTTGAGCGGAATGAAGAAGTAGTAATCAAGGAGAACGGTATTGTTGGAAAAATTACTCATCTTGGTTCTAATTATGTTATTGTAGAATCTAAAGGTGAACGGTATCGTAAGTGGTTAACACAAGTTGAAAGCGTTAATCCTGCTCAAGAGATTGAGTATGAAGTTGGTTTGACTGCCCCTGGTTATATGAAAGAAGATACTGCTCCACAAGATAAAGATATTGCACACCGCAAAGGTACACAGCCAGCAAAGTATCATGCTGGATTGAAAAAGTCAACCAAAGCTAAGCGAGACGCTCAGTTTAAGAAGCAAGCTAAGATGGCTGATGATGATCCAAAAGCATACAAGCCAGCACCCGGTGATAAGACTGCAAAGACTAAACCATCAAAGTATACCACTGCATACAACAATATGTTTGGGGAAGATATGAAACAAGAGATGACTGTTGGTAACTATACAACCACACACTTCTATATGTGTCCATCTGCTACAAAAGCTATGACTAAGCATAAGGCTGTAGATGGTGCAGAGCAGTTAACTAAGATGCAAGATGACTTCTTTAAGTTTGAAAAGATGTTCATTAACAAAAAACCATCTGCAAATGATAAAGCAAAAGCAATATCAATGTATAACAAAATTATTGCAAAGGCAAAAGAAGCTGGTATTGAAAAAGATGTAAAACCATATATGGATGATCACCGTGATTCAATTACAAAGGGTGATCCTAAGCCTGGCTTTGGTAGAGCTGACATAAAAGAATACAAAATGGAAATGCCAAAGAAGAAGGTGTTGAGATTTAAAAAGTTTGGTGAAGAAGATGATCCAACAGCAGTTGATATTGCAAAACAGAAGATTGATAGAGAAAAGCAAGCTGATAAGCGTAAACACGATCGTATGATGGATCGTGCACGTATGAGAGTAACTCAAAAGAAGAATAAGGAAACCAATCCAAATGCTTAGTTTCAAATTGCATATGACAGAAGACAGCTTTGCAGATAAATCAAAGAAGTCTGGCATATCAGTAGCTACTCTCAAAAAGGTTTACAATAGAGGTGTTGCAGCTTGGAAGACAGGCCACCGTCCAGGTACTACACCATCACAGTGGGGACATGCTCGTGTGAATGCTTTTATTGTTAAAAAGAAAAAAGGTGGACTTAACCACGATAAGGATTTAGCCTAATGCCATTAGGAAAGAATGCTGATGCTGGAGATTATGTTAGAGATTTTGCAAAGTCAAAGGCACCTCAATTTAAAGGTAAATCAAAAAAGAAACGTCAGCAGATGGCTATTGCTGCATATTTAGACGCCAAAGGACCAAAGGAAAGTACAATGAAAACTTTTGATCAAATTAGATCCAGCCTACAAGAAAAGAAGGTTGATGAGATATCATCTAACAAACTTGGTAACTATATGACCAAGTCAGCTGCAGCTGCTGCTGAGCCTGGCGCATCAGCTCGTACGCAGGATAAGAGAATTGCTGGCCAATCAATGGCTGATAAGAAGATCCGTAAGAAGATGGGTTATAGTTCAGATGCAAAAGTACCTGCAGGTATAAATGCTGGTATGAATGAAGCTGTAGCTGCAGTAGGGAAAACATCTACAGGAAGTAATCAAAATCCAAGGGGTCATTCATCAGCTGCAATATCGCATACTAAGGCTGCAGTTAAACACATGGATCAATATAAAGCTACTGGAGATAGTGCTCACAAAAAAGCTGCTGACCTTCATAAAAAAGCAGCTGATCATCATGCAGGTACATCAAAGGTTCATAAAAGTACTACTATTGATGGCCAAGTAATGAGAGATAGAACTAGACTTGCTAATAAAATGACAGCTGCAGCCAATGCAGCTAGTGCACAAGCAAACGAAAGTGTTCAATATAATGTTCAAGAAGCTGTGTATGCAGACAAACATTCACGATACCCATCCAAGGGTATGAAGCCAGGTGGATACAACAAGATGCCATCAAAAGAATTTGCATCGATTGTTAAGCATATTAAAGACCATGAAAAGTCTGGTAAGTATAAAGTAAATTATAGTGGCCATAGTAGAAGAGGTGATCGACACGAGAATCCAGATATTACTTTAATGCATCAAAGAGAAGGTGATCGTGCTAGTCATTATGTTGTACATCCTGGTGGAGCGGCTGCTAAAGATCCTAAGCTACAACATTCATCATTCAAACTAGCTGATAACGAAAGTGTTGAATATAATATACAAGAAGCAGCTACTGACACAGGAACAATTCATGTAATCCATCATCCAACAAAAGGCTATCGTCAAAAGGGTGGTGGGTATAGCAAAGAGATTAATAGAAAGACTAAGACTTTTAAGTCACACGATACCGCCGCTAAGTCTGATAATTCTGCTTTGCATTATCAACATCATGATGATCCTAAAACGGGTAAACAACACACTTCGTATCATCCTTCTACAAACAGAGGAACAAGAGTTCATACAATTGATAGGTCTACAGGTAAGGTAACAAAAGGTGATTACTTACATCATCATCAGGCTACTGCAGCTCAAAAACTAGCTAAGAAAAATAATAGTTCTGAGTTTCCTACGAGAGCTGGTAAAACACATCTTGATGATATTCCAAAGAATAAGCGTTTTGACCACGGTACACAGAAGGGCCATTATGTTGAGTCAGTTAAGTCTGCTGATAAGAAGCCAGAGAAGTATGTTGATTCACAAGGCAAGACAAAGATCCGTATGGTTCCTGTAGATAGAGATATGGGTGAAGATAAAGCTGCTGATCGTGATGCATTACAGAAAGCAATGGATGTGTTTAAGAAACGTGGTGGAAAGATTACTAAGGTTGCTCCTGGTAAAGCAGCTGGATATCATGGCAAAGATGATCCTGGCAAGGACATGAAAGGTATGATGGACAAAGGTGATACTAAAGACATGCCAAAGAAAAAGTTTGTAGGGAGCATGAAGTGAAAAAGTTCAAACAGTTTTACGAAGAGTTCACATTCAAGGTAGATGTAGAAGGTCTACCAGATATGTTTATGAAGGGCAACTCACCAGGTGAGGTGAAGTCACATCTTCGTAAACTTGTTAAACAACCATCAATGGTTAAGTCTGTTGATCGTGCTACTAAGTATGATGTCCGTAAGACACGAAAGGCTCAGATGCAAATGGCTGAGAACCGTCGTGATCGTCTTCGTGCTAAGCTAGCTGCTGTTGGTAAAGATATGGAAAAGACCAACAACGATCTGAAGAAGACTATGGGCTTTCAAGATAAGCCAAAGCAACGTTTAGGTCATGATGGCAAGCCATATAAGAGTAAGTTCTTCAAAGACGAACAGGCAGCTCCAAAGAAAGGTGCACAACCCGCTAAGAAGCAGACTTTCATGCAGAGACTAAAGACAGGTGGACTAGGTGCAGCTATTATGGGAACAGGTAGTAAAAAAGGTTCCATTGCTAATAAGATTGGAATGTACTAATGAAAAAGGCTGGGCAAGTAGACTATGGCTCAGATGAATCAGTTCGTCGTTTGAAGAAACAAACGCCAGGACAGGAGAACAAACAAATGAAGACAACTAGATTCAAAGAGTTTCGTGAAGAAGCTATTGATGATATCTGTGAGGCTTGTGATCTCTATGAAGATCTTGAGATTGAAGAAGCTACCTATCAAGGTAAGACAGTAAAGCTCAATGATCCTGTCAGGGGTGGAAGTAAGAAGTTCTATGTCTATGTGAAGAATGATAAAGGTAATGTAGTAAAAGTATCATTTGGTGATACAACTGGATTGTCTATTAAGCGTGATGATCCAGACCGTAGAAAAGCATTCCGGGCAAGACACAATTGTGATAATCCTGGTCCAAAATGGAAAGCAAGGTATTGGTCTTGTTATCAATGGCGTGCAGGAGCAAAGGTAGATAATTAATGCCAAAGTTAAGTGATAATACTGAAGTAGCATTGCCGCTACGCAACATTATTAGTATGATTGCTGGCGCATCGCTTGCGACATGGGCATACTTTGGTATCGTAGAAAGATTAAACACAATCGAGACAAACATCACTATGATGAAGTCTGATCTCGAAATGAATACAGAGTTTCGCATTAAATGGCCGCGAGGAGAAATGGGTTCACTACCTGCGGACAGTGAGCAGTTTATGTTGATTGAACACGTTGCAACCGAACTGGAAAAATTAACAGACGAAATAGAGGGTGGTCAAGCACCATTCGATCAACAACAAAAACTGCAGATCGAGTTTATGTTACAGAGAATTGAGCAGTTGGAAGCGACACACGAAAAGATCAGAAACGATATTATGGATCTGATTCACTCAAACAGTCAAATTCCAACGCCATCTGCAAATAAACATGAAGGACACTAGATATGATTGTGGGGGAGTTTATCATATTATTAATGTTTTTTGGAGATCCAATTGGACTCAAAGAATATACTGTAAGAGATAGTTTAGGCGAGTGTATGAAAGCCAAAAGAACTATCGAAAGAAATATACGTGGTGGCAAATCAAAAGCACATAACAGTTCTTTGATACTATCATGTCGTAAAATGGAAGTCGTAGTTGATGCAGATTATAGAATACTTGAATTTGTCAATACAGAAACCAATAAGATCAAGGTAAGGTAATGGCTGATTTGAACGCAGCACGGTTGGATAGAATCGAGGAAAAACTCGACCGATTAACTGATGCCATGGTTTCTATGGCAAGGGCAGAAGAAAAGATTAATGCTTTGAACGACGATCATAATAAAATGTATGAACGATTGAATCGCTTATCGATGAAACTGGATGATATAGAGAAAAAGGTCGACGATAATGCACGTACCGTTAACCTTATAAATAAGATAGTATATGCAGCAGTTGTTGCTGCTGTTGGGACGTACGTGGCCCATATGTGGATGTAAAGGAGAAGTAAATGTCCAACTATATTGACGCAGTGGGTCAGGCATACAAAGAGATCCAAGAAAGAATGACACCAGCCCAAAAAGACGCAAAGGAAAAAAGCAGGGAAGGTGGGAGAGAACATGGAGGCACGGCAGATAAACCCGGAAGCTC